GCAGCACCATTACATTCTAAATAACCTGATGGAACAGTAGAAGTAGCAAAGGTAAATACTGACCCTGCTGGTACTCCGTTAGCAATCTCACCCCATCCAGATCCGTTGTAACCCTCGAACTGCGTAAGGCTAGTGTTGAATCTTATATCACCAGTAGCAGGGGTTGGTCTTTGAGCAGTAGTTCCTGATGGTAGTTGCAGAGACCCAGTACCAGTTAATATCAAATCACCAGCAGAAGTAACAGTTCCAGAAAATGTAGGAGATGCTTTAGTTGCAAGTCCAAGATTATTAGCATCTGTTAAATCGCCTAAAGTTAACCAACCATTATTGGCAGAATTTCTTATTTTTAATAAATTATTAGCGGTATCAGCCCATATCTTATAAGCAACAGTTGTTGTAGGAGCAGAAGAACCACTATTAGATGATTGTATATCTCCAAGACAAACATTTAAATCTGCTCTAAAAGTCGCTCCTACTGCATTTCCAATATCAAAATCATGTCCATTACTCATTTATGTAACCTCCTTACCAAAACCTGATGCAGCCCATACAAAAGATCTTGCGACTGCTGCACTACCATTTTTAAATGTCACTTGAAATCCTGTTCTGCTTATATTAGCAAGTTCAAAGAAATCACCTGTTTGTTGAGTTGTTGGTGTCACTACGACAGTTGGTGTATTTTTAAATGGATTTGTGAAAGATACAGTATATTGTGACGATCCAGTAGTAATTGGAGTCGAGATAGATTCTGTTCTTCCTTGTAATTCTAGTGTAGCTCCTAATTGAGTTACAGCTATATTTTGGTTTGTGTCACTACTTGTTAATATTGCCTTAAATTGAAATGCTCTTCCAGTTATCAATACATTACTAAATTCCTTGTAATCACTCCAAGTTGGAGAACCAGATGGATTGTCATTAGTTGACCTTACATAAACAGCAGCATTACATTTTGTTGCTTCAGTTGTACCTCCAACAGCATCTATATAACCCCAAGTATCAATCAAATCAGTTCTTGAATCCCATAAACTATTCAATATAAAATTACTAGCTTTAAGAGTTTTTCTTAAATTTACATCATAGGGTTGTGTTAAATCTACAGAGTTTGCAAAGGCATATTCTCCTGATGTTGCTGTTGCATTGTTAGTAACTGTAAGTTTTAAAGCATCAATCGCAGCATCATAAATAGTATTAGTTTTAGATCCTGTAAAGTTTGCAGTATGCTCATCAACAGTTCCTACAACAAGTCTTTCCGTAGGTGCTGGTAAGTTTGTTGTAACTCTAGTATTATTCCAATCTGAATCATTTGAGCCAGGTGCATCAGATTGCCTTCCTCCATCATCCTCAAATTTAATCAAATACGTTCCAGCAAGTAAAGGAACAATTTTTTGAGTCTGGTTTCCAGCAGCAGCAACAACAATTTCCTGTGCATCTTTCCATTGTGCTAATGAAGTTAAAGAAGAATGTCTTATCAAAGTTTTTCCTCCTAACAAAACGTCAAGCTCTGTGGCACGATTCCAGCTTAAGATTGCACTTGATTCGTCTATAGGTAATAAGCTGACTCCACTTACGTTAGCTGGAACAGCAGTTTTTCCTACAGCTACAAATGGATTTAGTGAGTTGGGTAGTGTAGATCTTAAACCTGATGAACTAACGCTATAAACTTCAATTGTATAATTACCAGCAATCGTATCTACAATTTCATAACTCTTAGCACCTTCAACAGAACGAGAAGTATAGTTACCATCTTCATATCTCCATCTGACATAAACATTATCAGTAGAAGTAGTCCAACTTACAATAATTTTTACTCTTGCAATACCAGTGTTTTCATAAATAACTTCCTCTGCTGTAATACCAGTTGGAGCAGAGGGAGCTATATCTAAATTTGTTATATCTCTTGTAGGTAAAGTAATCCCACTTTCAACGTGTGCATATTTACCAGCATTGTATTCACTTGCAGTAATTGTATAAAAAGCTCTATCTTTTTCTTCTATTGATAAAACTCTCCAAGTGCTTGTTTGAAGTCCTGTTGTTTGATAAATCCAAACACTATTTGTTTGAGGAGCAGAACTAAAATGTTGTCCAAGAGATATAACTGAACCTGATATACCGCTTACAGTTTTATTTTCAACAGAACCATCAGATAAAATCGCAGATAAAGTAGAACCTACAGAATATGAAAGTCCTGTTGAGTCATCTACAGTTACAGAGTTTGTTGTAGCAGCACTTATACGACCACCTCTCCTTTCCCCTGCTCTCATTGGATCTGCAACTTCTATAACTTGGCCTGGTCTTACAAGAACTCCAGCATCTATAGCACAACTAAATGTAATTACCTCACGTTCTATATTACTCATGTAAAGCATCCACTTAGCTAAACGAGAAGCTTGTCCCCTTGATGTGCAAGCAAAACTATCTATATTTTTAACAATTGAGCCATACCTAGCTTGGTTTGCGGTATCAATTTGCTCTACATAATTTATATCTCGTAATTCTAAATCTAAATATTTAGCAATAACAACTGTAGGTCTTGCTTTTTGACTTGTGTTTGAATAACTAAAACCAGGTTCTAATACGTTTGCAAGTGTAAACAAATAACTAGAATCTTTTGGTGAATCTTGTGCAATAGTTAATGCACCAGCACTCCAGAATGGCATTGATCTGAAAACACTACACATTTGATTTATGACGTTATAAGCTTCCTGTTGATTTTGAATTGCAACATTACAATTAAATCTAGGTTCTGTTGAACCTGTACCAGTGCCATCATCTACCTGTTCAGCACAATAAACAGATGCTTGATAAAAACTAAATTTATCTAAACTTGATTCTTGTAAATGAGAACCTAAACCATACCTGTCAGAAGTTAAAAGGTCGTATAAGCACCAAGCTGGATCGCTGGTGAATTGAGCAGCACCAAGAGTTCCATTAAAAGTTCCTGAGTAGTTTAAACTTCCGTCTGCATTTACTGAAGTAACATTATGTGGAACTTTTACTTTTATCCCTTTTACTAAATATTTTCTTGTTGGAATAGAACTAAATTGTTCAGCGTCAACTTTTAATCCAACAAGTGCTGTATTTGGATATGTTCTTTGGTCATATTTTATTTCTACATAATTATTAAATTGAAAAGTATTAACCAATTTACTAGATCCACTATCTGCTGTAATTCTTGTGACTTTAATATTTACAGGAAAAGCACCATCCAAATTTATTAAATAATCACGCAAATATGCGTCAGGTGTTCTTCCTGTAATAGTTCCAGCATTACCAGAAACGACTGTTGAATATGACCCACCACTATATTGTACAGCTATAGCAAGTTCTACACTTGTTCCAAAAATATCTCCTTCGTCACTAAATTTTTGTAGTTGAGGAACTGTTATCTGTACTGAAACTGCATCAACATTTGAGTCTGTAATCTGTATTATTTTTGGTGATGCCTGTGGAACTGTAGAAAAACCTGTTGCTTTGGTTGTCGCAACATCTCTTGTTATAGGAATGGTTGTTTGATTTGATGTTCCTGTTCGTGCTTCAAAAGTTACATCTTTAAAATTAAAAGTACCATCAGCAGCTTGTAGTGGTGTGTTGTTCAAAAATATAGATTTTGCACCATCTTCAAGTCCTTGTATTTCACCTTCTCCAATAAGATCTAAAACTCTAGCAAAACTTTTTGAGTCTAAATTATCTTTTGCCTCGGTAGGAGTACCACCGCCTCCTCCACCGCCTTTTCCTCCTCCACCGCCAGAGCCAATAATTTTACTCATACTTCCACCTGTTCATTTGTGATATTTGCAGAGATCACGACAGATCCAGTCATGGTACGTCCGTATATCACAGGGACGGCAACCCCGGCTTTTGAGGTATTTTGGATGCCACTAAAATTAAATGACCTTCTAGGGTCTTGGCTACTTTCTGGAATAGTTTCCACAGGTGTAAGCATTTGACTTATACCATTCAAAACAAGAGAAGCACCAATCACAGATGTTATTGTTCCTAGTGTAGTCATAGCTGCACTACCTACTGTAAAACCAGCAGCAGTTTGTGCAGCAGTAAGTGTTGTGCCAGCAGCAGCAGATCCTCCAAAACCATAAGTTCCAAACATCCCAGCACCAGGAAACATAAAACTAGCTCCAATTAATGCAGCACCTAAAAGTATTCTTCCTGTATTTCCTCCAGCACCTCCAACCACAGGAACAATTTTTATATCACTTGCTCCACTTGGATAATGTAATTCTTTTTCCTTAAGTTCCCAATTATCCAAAATAACTTTGTAATGTCTATCAGACATATGTTTCTCTAACTTAGGAAAATTAACAACTAAAAATCTTATCGCCTGTGCAGCATTATTAACTTCAGCTTCTAGGTTTTTTTCTCCTAAAAACTTTGCGAGTTCTCCGTATAGCTTAATTTTACGCAGCATAACGAATCCTTTTACCTGTGCATTTTAGCAGCCATTCATCTAATAGATCACGACTTGATAATCTATTTTGTAAATGATGCAAAACTGTTTGCTGTCCTAAGTAAACACCAATATGATTTAATCCGCTACTACTTATTGACATTAATAATAAATCTCCATACCTTAGATCTTCTTCTGGTAACAACTCACGAAAGCCTGTTTTTGCAAAACAATCTGCAAACATTGGATTTTTTATAAATTCTTCTGATGAGTTTGGTCTGATCCAATCTATAAGTTCTATACCTAATTCTTCTTTATACCAATCTCTACATAAACTCCAACAATCAGTAACACCCCAAACCCATTGCCTTCCAATTAAAGGAGCTTTATAGCCACAAGGCTCACAATAACCCCATTGTTTTAGATTAGGTTGGATTATCCACCATTTTAAATTAGATTTTTCACAAGCTACTTTATCAGCTTCGCTTGGATTTGGACTTGTTACAGGATGACTATGAACGACACCAATTACTTCTCCTTGATCTTCTGCTTCTATCCAATCTTCTGGTGACAAGATAAATTGATCTGTAGGTTCTGTTGCTAAATTTTGACAAGGAAAATATATCTCTTTTCCTTTTTTTACAATTAGCAAACCACAAGATTCTTTTGGATCTGCTTGTATTGCGTGTTCTAGTGCTTCATCTTGCCACATTAGAAAAACGTACCTATACCAGGGAAATCATCGGGTAACACCTGTCGTTTTGGCAATCTAACTCCATGAACGTCAGAACTTGCAGCAAGTTCAAATTCAACTACTGCTCTATTTTCTCCTGATTTACGATCTATTAAAAATATCTGCTCATCAAAAGTTGCTGTAGGGTCTGGAGTTCCAAACGGATTTATACCTGATTCCATATCTATTGCACTACCATTTTCTAATAAAATATTTGAACCATTTTCTAATAAAATTTCACCACCTGTAAAGTTTGTATTATCAATATATCTTTGTAAAGTTCTAAGTCTTGTAACCTTTGCACCTTCTAATCCTTGAGGAAGTGTAAGTAAAATTGTTGTTATTGTTCCTAAAATATTAGATATTTTTAAAGTAGGTCTTGGTGTTTGCTTACCATTATACTCAAAACCTTCAGCTTCTATCGGCATCCGAGTATATTCAAGATTATTAAAAATTACATTTTTATCTTCATTTGTACTTGTTCCGTTATGAAAATAATAAGTTTGCGAAACTCCATGCATTGTCGTGTTTAGCTCAAGCTGAAAAAGCTCAACAATATTACTTGGATTAGGTTTTTGTAATTCAGCTACAGGTATTGCCATTAGGGTTCAAATACTTCTGTAAACGTAACTGTAATTGTTGCAAGGTTTGGGTATGGTATGGTTTTTTTTCTATTCAATGCACGATATTTAGAAGTAGATGCTTCATCAGGTGCTTGCCAATTAAAATAATCTCCATCTGCAATTCGAGCATCAAGAAAGGTTTCTATTGTGTCACTTTCTGCTTCTGTTATATTTTCAAAAGAAAGGTTAAAAACTTTAGGATTTATATTTAATCCAAACTTTATAACTTGCTCATAGCCATCTTGAAATCTTGTACGAGTAACAAAGGGTTGTACAGTTTTACTTACCCCATATACAGGTTCTATTGATGGGAATGTTTCTGCCATTAACCTAATAACCCTCCTGGTCGTTTTTGTTTAATAAGTTCTGCTTGTACAACAGCACCTAACATCTTTCCAAGTTCTGCTGATTGTTGTGAATTTCCTTCGACAGAAGACCCAGAAGCATCTACATTTACCACAATATTACCAACTCCTCCAGAAGCTTGCACACCAAGTTTTCCATTAGCACCACGCTTCAATGGCATGATAGCTTCAGGCCCTTTCTCTGCCATAAGGCCAACCCCTCTTGCCATTGGGAAAATGCTTGGCTTGTCAACAACTCCCCCTCGATAGAACGGCTTGACATTATTTTTGGCAAATACATTACCTTTCGCACTTTTCTCTACAACACCACCTTTTTCAAATCCTAAGAAAGTTTCTAAGCCTGGGAATAATCCAAATAGTGCTTTAAAGAATAATGCTTTAATTATCATTCTTTGTAGGTCAGCTAATATTGATCTTGCTAAATCGCCAAAACTAGCTTTACCTGATACCGCAAGTTCCGCAAATCCATCTGCAAGTTTGTTAATCGAATTAACGGCTAACTCTTCAATATTATTTTGTAAGTCCATCGCTGATTCTGCTACCTTCCTAAATTCTTCTTTAAAGTTATAGGTGTCATTTCTAGCTTCTTTTAGTTTTGCTTTTACTATATCTAATGTCAAATTAAATTTTTCAGCTTCATCTCCTAAAGCTGCCATAACAAGTTCTGCTTCACGTTTTATCTGTAAATTTTCAAATTCTTTTTGATTTATTAAACCAAGTTCTAACTTGTATTTTATTGCTGCTTTATCTTTGTTTTTCTGACTTCCAAATATAGGAAACTTACCTCCCATAGTATCTAAGTCATCTAGAATCTCTAATCCTAATTGTTTATTATATACATCATCAAAAAGCTTAGTTGGATCTGTATCTAAACCTTGAGGTTTTCTACCACCAGCAAAGTCAATACTATCAGGGATTATATCTAAAAAATCGTATTTATTAGCTTGTCTTCCTAATTTTGTTTTTAAAGCATTAAAGCTAAATATAGAACCAAGTTGTGATATTTTTGATTTATTTTTATCTGTAAAATCTACACCCTCAACTCCAAACTCATCTATAACTGCTTCTCTTGCTGCTTTTCTAGCTTTATCCCTATTTTGTAATTCATTAAAAGCTCTAAATAAATTTCTTAATTGTTTTAAAAAACCTGTAATCATATCATTAAAATCTGCACCAATATCTTTAAATATAATTCCTAACTCAAACTTCATTCCTAAGAACGCATTTTTCATACGCTCTCCTGATTCTTCTGATGAGGATGCCATCTCTAGAGCAGCGTCACGATGATCTTTACTAATTCTCTTTGTGAAATTAATAACTTTATTTAGATCAACAACACCATCTCTCAAGTCTTTCTGTAATTGCTGCAAAGTACTACCATTTGCTTCCGCAAACTTAACCAAGGCCCCAGCCAAACGCTCGCCTAATTGCCCAGAAAGTTCTTCTGCCGAGACTTTACCTTTACCAAATATCTGAGACATCGCTCGAATACCTGATTTGATATCTTCTGCATCTCCACCTGTAGCTTTTATAGCTTCTGATACACCTCTAAATACAGTTTCTGCATCTTTTATAGTTCCACCTGCTCCTAAAACAGAAGCTGATAATTGAGTAAATTGTTTTGTTGCATCTAAGATTGGAACATTTAATTCATCTGATACGCTTTGTATTATTGCTAATGCTCGACTATAAGTTCTACTATCTTTCGTAACTCCTTTTAGACCTATTCTTAATCTTCCAACTTGAGCAGCATATTCTGTTGCACTTTTTGTAAATAAAGCAAAGTCAATACCTGCACCAATACCTGCACCAATTGCAGCACCTTTCGGGCCTCCTAATAATGCACCTGTGATAGCACCTTGAGATGTAAATCCAGGTAAAGCACTAGCAGCAATACTAGAAGCAAAACCTTGTGCCACTTTAGTTCCAACACCAGCTTGTCCTTTTTTAGCTGTCTGATTAAAAGCTTGTAATTTTTTTCTATTAGCATCAATTTGCGTACCAAGTCTCTTAAAAGCACGACCATTAACATTTACTTCTTCTCTTAACTTTTTAAGAACTCTATCCTTTTGTTTGAATTGACTTATAGTCTTAGGTGTTACTTTACTTACTTCTTTTATTGATTGTGCAAGAGATTTTAAATTTGATCTAGTAGGTTTTAAAGACTTATCTAATTTTCCAATTTCTCTCGTTAAGCTTTTAAAATCTTTTAAGCCTTCAAGATCAATCTTTAGTTTTATTAGTTCTATCTTTTTAGCCACTATTTCTTCTCCTTATTCACTTCTTTAAGAGCTACAGATTCCATAAGTTGTAAGCCCTCTAACATTTCTTTGCGGTTTTCTACATTGTAAAGGTCAAATAGACCTCCAGCAAGCAATAATACCTCGTACTTTAATCCTACTACACCTCCAAAGGACATATCCCATTGTGTTTGTATTCTTAAAAACATCATAACAATTTCCCAATTATCGTCCATTACTTCGTAATCATCATCTATCTCTGGCTGCTCCTCAATTTTTATCCCAAAAGCTTTTGCGTCTTCTTGGGTACTGTCTATTGTTTGTCTGCCACCCGAAGCCCAGTATATGGCAGCATCAATTAGTTTTTTGCTTGAGCGTTACCATAGAATCCTCTGAATGCTTCTAAAACACCTTTCACAAAATCAACATCTTCAGCAAATTCTTTCAACACACTTTTACTAAATGGGATTGGAGTTCCATCCTCTTCATTAACATCTTCCCAACCAACTAATATTTTTACAAGAGCAGAAAATTCATCTTCTTCTTCAAACTTATCAAGTTCTGTTCTTGTAAGTCTTACAAACTTTCCCTTAAATTCAAACTTTTCAAATTCGCCTGGTATATCCTCAGAAGGACGTTTTACTTCCACAGGCCAAGGATAAACCTTGGTCTTCTTACGAACAAATGCCATAAAGACTAAATAATATATATACTTCTATACTTTAGCTAGGAAGTCAAGTGTATAGGAAAGTTAGCTCATCATTAGCTGAACTTGGAACTAATGTATATGGAATTTCTAACATATTTACTCCATCCATTTCTCCATAATTAACATCTCCGATATCAACCTTGGCACTTGAAAACTTACAGATATTACCAGCAGTTGTTCCATGCGTAACTTGGATATTACCAAGAGAAGTATCTGTTAAAGCAGCAGCAAAGTAATCTTTCTGTGCAATTGTTGGTGCTTCTATAGTTACTGATCCACTTGCTGCTCTATCAGTTAGAAGTACTTCTTTTGTTCCTCCAACGAGTTCTCTATACACAAGAGAGTTACCCATATCAAAACTTAAAGATTGTAATGCACCTGCATAACTTAGAAGTTGAAAACTAGTTGTGTTTCCATTTTTAAAGATTAACGGAGTCGCTTGATTACCATAAGTAACAGAAGGTAAAGCAGTATCAGTAGGAGCATTATAGATTCCAGTAAATGTGAAATCAAGGGTTGGAATTGCTCCTACCTCTGTTGACAATGCAACATTTCCTCGACAACCAGTAACGATATGCCTTACACCATCTATGTTGTAGTGAATGGTTACAGATGAAAAGTTAGCTGAGATTGGTTCGTAGGTAACAGAAGTTCCACTAGCAACAGTCTCACTAAGTCCACAAGCTTTTAATGCACTTCCGTATCTTGGGGCCGTACCAGCACTTCCATATCCACAAAATTCTACGCTGAATGTACATTCAACTCTTGTATTTGCTAATAACTGTTGTGATGCACCAAGGTATGGTCTAACAACATCTCTATTAACAACATCACTTGATTGTGGTGTGATGCTTAGATCAGTTACTAAAACTACGTCTGTAGCTGAAGGAGTAGGATCTGTTCCGTATGAGCTTTCAGCTTCAATCAGAATTACTCTCTTCCTTGTCAGTTGTGCCATCTGTAATTACCTCTGTTGGGGGTTCAGCTTGTGAAGTTTGTTGAACTAGCTTACGTTTGCCAGTTTTAGGGTTCAGAATGTAAGTTCCACCCTCATTTGGGATTTCATTACTCATATTAAACAATTAAGGTTGTTAGGGTCTAACCTTATTATAAATCATGTACTCAAACTGTTATATGAAGTTCTGTAATCAATTTCAAACTCACAGGTTATAAGACCTGCTGGTTGATCTGCATCTAAAACTTCAAATGTCTGAGTCGCTGGTCTTATGTCTTTTGCAAGACCGCCAACAGTTGGATCATTAAGTACTTTTGTAAATAAACTTTCTAAAGTCGGATCAGCAACATTATCAGGAATAGTTCCTCTTACAATTACAACAATCCTTATACGCAAAGTCCAATCTATTTTTAAATAGCTTGAACTATTAATTGATGGCTCATCAGTAACAGGTTCTATGACAATTGCAGGGGATTCTCCATTTGTTATAGGTTCTATTCTTGATCTATAAATCCTAGTTGATACTCCAGTAGTACCTGCCAATGTAGTTTTTAACGCAGCTATGATTTGTTCTCTTTTACTTGCCATAATTATGTTTTAGTTAAGCTTACTAAACAAAAACTACCATCATCTATTTTTCTTGCACTTCTTACTTTATAACCATCTCCATTTACTGTTAATGTGTTATCAAAAACTAACCCACCCAAATCAGAAGTTTTAGCAGTTAACTCATAATCAGTTGTCATTACTAATCCATCTGCAACTATCTCATCAGGCTGTTCTAATATTCCTTTATAAGTAGTGCCACTATAAACAACGGTATCTCCGAAGTCTGCCAAAAATACATCTAGATCTTCAGTAAATGCCATAAGAAAAAAGCCCTCTCTTAGAGGGCTATATATTTAGCCGTACTTTTTAAGACCAATTAAATTGATACTAAAAGTAAATGTTGGGGATGATCCACCGATTGTTTGCACAATCCTAATAAAACGCTTACTTGAATCTTTGTTGATTGCAAGTGTTTGCATTGAGGCAGAACCAGTTACTTGAGTAAAAGTAGCACCAGATAAATCTGTAAATGTACCACCTGTCTCGTCTGATTCGGTTAGCTTAATATCTAATGTTGGAGAAGAACCGCCACCAGCAGCACTATCCAAAATTAGCATCACATCGCCATCGTATTCGAGTAAATCTATTGAGCTTGATGTAGCTGTGCTTGTTACAGCAGCAGTCGCAACACCAGCAACAACAGTTAACTTCTCTAGGTTCTGTTGGATAACAGACATTTTAAGATTCCTCC